CAGTTGAAGGTACATCTGTAATTATTATCTTTGCTGATGAAGACCAACAACAACCTATTATAATTGGTACTGTTGGTGGAATTCCAAATCCGCCAGCACCTGTTGATAAAGATGACGATGGTCCAATTTCAACAGGAACTAAAACAGAAAATATTGAATTAAGAACAATTCCTGGACCAACCAATGGAAGACAATTAACATTATACGATCCAGAAACTGGTGCTACAAACTTAACATCAGTATTAAAAGCCAATATGAAAGTATTGGCATTTGGTATTCCAGCTGAAACATTTATTGTTTCTATTGATAATGGAACTCAAATTACAATTAGTAACTCTGTTGTAAACTATGGTGAGAACATTCTTAAATTTGAAGATCCACCAAGTAATCTAGCAGCAGTTAGTCAGAGTAAAGTATTTGAAAGTGTTTTAAGAGATGGTTCTGGTAATGTTGTAACTTCTGGTTCTGGTGCACCAGTGACAACTGGAACTGAAGCTGCAGATGTTAAACCAACTGTAACTAATACATCAATTCCCACATTACCTCCAGCAAAGTCTACAACTAATCCATCTAAATCTTCTGAAGGTATTAAAGCATTAATTGCTGCATGTGACAAAGTAGGATTAACTACCAAAGAGCAAAAGTGCGCATTATTAGGTATTGCTGGTGGTGAGTCAAGATGGATACCACAGTTAGAGAATTTTAATTACAGTGAAACTAGATTAAAACAAGTTTATTCTTTTGCCACACCAGAGGATGTTGCCACATATGCAAATGCCACTAAAAAGGGAATTACCAGAGAACAGTTTTTCTCATGGGCATATGGTCCAACAAAACGAGGTAAAGGGTTCTTAGGTAATCTAACAGATGCCGATGGTGGAAAATACTATGGTCGTGGATTCATTCAATTAACTGGTCGTGCCAACTATCAAAGATATCAAAACTTAGCAAATGCCACTGGATTAAATTTAGATATTGTTAATAATCCAGATTCTCTTGATACTGATATTAATGTATCAGCATTAGTTGCTGCATTGTATATTAAAGATAGAGTAAAGGGTGTTGGGGTTTCTGCACATCCAGATTTCTTCCTTGCTGCTAAAAAAGCAGTTGGTGTAAACACTCCTGATATTGCAGCACTAAAACAAAACTATTATGAACATTTTTATGGTAAGTCAGCTTCAGGTGGTGTAGAAAAAGATGCTGGACAACCAACACCAGAACCACCAAAAGATGGAGATGACTCTACACCAAGACCATCACAAAAGAGTATTGATACAGGTTCATTTACTACAGGATTTAGAGATCCAAATAACAAATATCCGTTAAAAGATTATATTGGTGAACCAGATACTAATAGATTAGCTCGTGGTGTCATTGATGGCACTGTGATTAAACGAAAAGATGCAGTTCGTGTTCGTGCAATTCCTAAAGCACTAGATTTGGGTACATGGGATCAACCAGAAGCACCTTATGGTGCAAAGTATCCATTTAATAAAGTTTTTGAAACTGAATCTGGACATATTCAAGAGTTTGATGATACTCCAGGATACGAACGAATTAATACATATCATCGTTCAGGAACATTCTCTGAGATTGATCCAAACGGAACTCAAGTTAATTACATAGTTGGTGATAACTTTGTATTAATGGAAAAGAATGGATGCGTTCATGTTTCAGGCGAACTAAACATTACTGTTGATGGTAATGCAAACATCTATTCTAAAACAGATGCCAATATTCAAGTCGAACAAAATGCTACGATTAAAGTAGGTAACAATGCTGACATTGGTGTTGCCACTGATTTAACTATGGCAGTTGGTGGCGACATGAAAGTTAAAGTTGTTGGTGATTATTCTGTTCAAGCTGCAAACATTTATACAAAATCAGATGGAGTGCATGATACACAAGCAGTTGGTGCATTAAGTATCAAAGGTGCTACGACTAATGTTGAGGCAGAAGGTACAGCCAATTATCTATCTGGTGGTACTACAAGAATGGATTATGCACAGGGTCAGTTTGGTAATGGTGCTGATGGTGCCAACGATGTTGACGATGTTCCATTAACCCCTCCACCTTTAGGTAATCCAGCAAATCCTGTAGTCCCATTTGCGATTCCTCCAGAAAGACAGTTTGAAGAAAAGACTGTTGCTGAAACACCAGATGATTTTGATACACCAGAAGGTCGTGCTGCATCTGCTGAGCAAGCAAGAAAAGAAGGTGTGGTTGGTGCACCACCTCCAGTTGCTGCAGAAGAAGCACCAGCAATTGTTAAACCTTCAGCAAATGCTAAAGAAGTTCCTGTTGATTGTAAAATTATCTACACCACTAAAGAGTTTACAAACGACTATCGTTTATCTAAAAACTTTACACTGGGTATGTTAATTGATGGTGGAGTTGGTGGTAAACATAGACTAGTAGACCAAATGTTAAAAGAAAGTCCTAATGGTCTAGAGAGATTATTCACAGTTCAAGAGATTGTATGTAATTTGGCAATGACTGCACAAAATCTTCTTGAACCTGCTCTTGAAGTTCTTCCAGGAAATATTGGTGGCTATAAAAACCAATGGAAGATTAACTCAGGTTATCGTCTTCGTGGAGTAGTAGGAAATGAATCTGCAACTTCTGACCATTGTAAGGGTAGAGCAGTAGATATTGGAATACTGTTACCAAACAAAGCACAGAAAACATATGATTATGTTCAAGCACTAGAAAGAATTCTTCCATACGATCAAATTATTCTTGAATATCGATATCCAGATTCAGTATGGATTCATATGGGATATAAAATGGAAGGTAGTAGAAAGATGGCATTTACAATGGTAAATGACAAAACCTACAAGAGAGATTCAAAGGGCATTCCTTCTGGATTTGTATTAGTTGACGCTATTCCACCGAAATCTGCATAATGGCTTGGACTCCGTCTTCAACAGATTTTGGATCAGTGAATGAGAATGTTTCTATTTCTCATACTGTAACATATGTTGACGATATGACTATGACTTCATATCCTGTAACTATTACTGCAACTGAAACGAATCCTAATACGATAACTATTTCTGGAGATACTCTTTCTGGATACTATCAGGATTCATTTAATAATACGATTACATATAGAACACCAGAGGGAACATTTCCTGTAGTTACAAAGTTTAATCAAATTGATCTTAGTAAACTTGATGAGATGATTTCTTATAAAGCCAGTACAGTAACTTCTAGAGTCTTTACCTATACCGCAACTGCTAAGGATGGGGTAACTACGGTGGCGACACAGACTTATACTAAGACAGTAACGAATGATTGGACTTCTGGTAAAATTTCTTTACAGACTTATGTAGGATATACATTATAATGCCAGCAGTTAGTAGACTTGGAGATATGAGTACAGGACATGGATGTTTTGCACCCACCGCTTTAGTCCAAACTCCTGTAACTAAAACATTTTTTAATGGAATTAAAGCGTCTGTGGTAGACAACGCATGTCAGCATGCTTCGCATACCTGTGGGATTACCACACATTCTGGTTCAACTAGATCTCCATCTTCTGGAGCCAGTAAAACATTTATAGAGGGCAAACCTGCAGCACGAATAGGTGATAATATCGCTTGCGGAGATGCAATAGCCGAAGGATCTACTAATTCTTTCATAGAATAACCTAAATAAAGAATATGGCAAGAAACACAAGAATCTTTTCTGACTTAGACCTAAATTTCACTAAACATCCAGTGACTAGGGATATTACACGCAGATACGACGAGAATGCGATTAAGCAATCCGTAAAAAACCTTCTTTTAACCAGAAACTTCGAGAGACCATTTCATAGTGAAATCGGCTCGCCTATAAGAGCGTTATTGTTCGAACTTCCTGGACCAATGTTTTCAATTATGATGCAAAGAGCAATCATTGATGTTATTAATAATTTTGAGCCAAGAGTAGAGATTTTAGATGTTTCCGTAAACGACTCTTTGGACGCTAATGAAGTTTATATAACACTAGAATTTAAAATAGTAAATACCGAGAGTCCTATTACTCTTGATTTAGCATTAGAGAGAACCCGATAATGGCAAACAATAATAAAAGAATCCAAGTATCAGAGTTAGACTTTGATGCTATTAAAACAAATCTAAAAACATTCTTGCAGGGACAGACTGAATTTCAAGACTATGATTTTGAAGGATCTGGTCTTTCTGTTTTGTTAGATGTATTGGCTTACAATACTCACTACAATGGAATCTATACTAACCTAGCAGTTAATGAATGTTTCCTAGATTCTGCCAGCAAACGAGCATCCGTAGTTTCTCTTGCTAAAATGTTGGGTTATATGCCTCGTTCTGCTGCATGTGCAACAGCTACAGTAAATGCTTCTATTACTGCACCAACAAGTTCGCCATCTACTGTAACTATTCCAGTAATGCAACCATTTACAACTTCTATTGATAATGTATCATATACATTCTACAATCGTTCCGCTGTTACTACTGCTAGAACTAATGCAGGTACATATGTTTTTACTGATTTAATTTTAACTGAAGGTACACCACTTCAATACAAATATACGATGGCTCCAGGTGTTCGTTTTATTATTCCAAATGCTAATGCTGATTTAAATACACTAACAGTTAGTGTGCAAGAAACTTCTTCATCAGATGTTTATGAAGTGTTTAGTCGAGCAGACACATTAACTGATGTAACAGAAGTAACTCACGCTTATTTTGTTAAAGAAATTGATGATGGTCTCTATGAAATTTCTTTTGGCAATGATAATCTTGGTAAAGCATTATCAAATGGTAATGTCGTCACACTAGATTATATGGTTTCTAGTTTAGAAGCAGCTAACTCTGCTTCTTCATTTACATATGGTGGTGCAACTTTAGCTGGAAGTAGTTTGTCTGTAACTTCTACTGCTGTAGCATCTGGTGGTGCTTCTTCTGAGTCAATTGAAGAGATTAAATTTAATGCACCAAAGTACTACGCTGCACAAAATCGAGCAGTTACACCTGATGACTACAAAGCAATTATTTTAAAGAATTTTCCTGAGGCACAAACTATTTCAGTTTGGGGTGGTGAAGATAATAATCCTCCAATTTATGGAAAAACATATATTTGTATTAAACCAAGAGATGCCAGTAAATTAACTAATTTACAAAAAGAGTTTATTAAGAATAATATTTTACAATCTAGAAACATTGTTTCTATCACACCTGAAATTGTTGATCCAGAATTCTTTAATATTAAAGTTACAGCATTCGTTTATTACAATCCAAGAGCGACTACTAAAACTGCAACTCAACTTGAAACAATCGTTAAGAATGCTATTATGCGTTATAACGATGAAGATTTAGAGAGATTTGATTCAGTTCTTCGTTATTCAAAACTAACTAAAACAATTGATGAGGCAGATCCATCCATCGTTAATAACATTACTCGTATTATGATTCGTCATCCACACTCAGTGACTTATAATATTGCAACTCAATATGTTCTTGATTTGATTAATCCAATTTCTCAAGATGGTGGTAAACAAGGTGAAGTATTTGCATCTACTGGATTTTATATCCCAAATAGCAACGAATTACATTTTCTAGATGATGACGCCAATGGAAATATTCGTTTGTACTATGTAAATACAAACTTTGAAAAAGTTATTGTTACTCCAGATATTGGAACTATTAATTATGAAACAGGAAGTGTTGTTGTTCGAAGTTTAACTATCCGTGCGATTGATGGAGCATTCTTTGAGTGGCAAGTTAAACCAGAATCTTACGATGTAGTATCAGCACTAAATCAAATCGTTCAGATTGACCCAACATATTTAACAGTTGAAGCTATCGCAGACCAAACAATTAATGGTGACCTACAAGCAGGTTATA